TGCCCCAGTTCGGTGAAGATGAAGATGAAGATGACTTCGCTCAAGATGAGAATGGCGAATGGTCAGAATCACCATACGGTGAAGAAGAGTCGGATGAGAATGAAGGTGAAGGCGAGTCCGAGTCTGGTGAAGAAACTGAAGAAGGTGAAGAGAGTGGTTCTGAGTCTGGTGAAGGTGAAGAGACTGAAGAAGAGACTGAAGATACTACTCCTTCTAGAGAAGAGTCAAAAAATACTGAAGATTCTTCTGAGTCTGGTGACCCAGAAGATGGCGATATCATGGAAGGTTCTGATAATACTGATGGTGCTAATCCATATGAGTTTGATGACGCGGAACCTAAGTCATTTACCGATGAAGCGTTTAGAGATGCTGAACAAAACCTAGTAGAATCTGGCAAGACCAATGGTGTTGTTACTGCTACTATGCCTAAGTTCAAGTCTAAGTACTTTATTTTCCCAACTACCGATGTTTGGCCTGCTCAAGATTTTGAGTATGTTTGCGGTGGAAGGTATGATGACATTCCTGCTGGTTCTGCTAAGGATGTAGAGAAAACTTTGCTTGATGAATTCATGCAAAGAAACAAGGGTTCAATTAATCAACTAGTCATGCAGTTTGAGATGAAGAAAAAAGCCACCCTATTGAGGAAGGCTCAAGTCAACAAAACTGGTAAGTTGAATGAAGATAAGTTGTGGGCATACAAGTTGACTGAAGACTTGTTCCTATCAAGTACTACTGTGCCAGATGGTCAGAACCATGGCATGATGATGTTTGTAGACTTCTCTGGTTCAATGGGTAGACACATGGCTGGTACTATTGAACAGACACTAATTCAAGTTGCCTTCTGTAAAAAAGTTGGTATCCCATTTGATGTGTACGGTTTTTCAAACTGTGCTAACTCACTCCAGAGTGAGAAGTTCGGGAATGCCTCTAGGGCTTCTGCTTTCCAATCTGCTAATGATGGTGAGTTGTTTATTGAGTCTGGTGGTTTCGGATTGCTTCAGTTGATATCTTCTGAATTGCCTCAGAGTGAGTACAATAGATGTTTCAAAAAGTTACTTGGTTACAAAACTTCATTTGAGTGGAGAGATATGAAACCAAGGCTGGAAAGATATAATGTTCCTTACCATCTTTATCTTGGTTCTACTCCGCTGTCAAGTTGTATGATAGTTGGTGCTAAGATTGCTAAAGAGTTCAAAGAAAGAAACAGAATTGAAGTTATGAATACAATTGTTCTTTCCGATGGTGGAAACACTTCTGACTTGGAAGTAATCTCTGAAGGTAAGTATGAAGAGAGTGGTAGGTTCAGATATGAAAATGCCATCTCAAAAGAGTTTGGTTATGGATACGGTGAAGAGAGAACCGAGATTGGTAAGTTCCAATTGAAAGGCAACGGTTTGTCAGTCACCACTAACATCAAGGGAATGTATGGAACAAACTACGGTAGGGTCTCTTATGAAAGTGCTACTGCTGTTACTTTCGACTACTACAAAAAGTTTGTCGGTTCCAGAATAGTTCACTTCTTCCTAGTTGATAACAACATTAGAGAAGCGAGACAGGCATGGACTGATATGACAGGTCAGTATGCCGAGTATGATGAAAACTTTGATAAAGAAAAGTCAACTAATTGGAAAAACAATAACTTCATGGCTTGCGAGTCTAGGTTGGGAAGTGATGCTACTTTCATTCTGAAAGGTGCTAAGTCTCTTAATGAAGAGGCAGAGTTTGAAGTCAAGTCTGATAAGAAGGCTGACATTTTGAGAGGGTTCAAGAATTTCCAGAAAGGCAAGTCCAATTCCAGACAGTTCTTGAACAGATTTATTGATGAGGTCGCGTAAGTGGTTGATTTTACAGGGAAAGAAAATGAAAAAAAATTCATTTTGGCCCTTGACTTCTGCCCCCAAATATGGGATCATGATCAAGTAATTGAGAAAAAGTGAGAGGTAAATTATGAGTGTAAAACAGAAAGAACAGTTCCTTCAGGCCCTTGCCGATGTGAACAATTCCGCGTCTGCTGTGTTCTCCAAGGCGGAGGCAATGCAGATTGCAAAATCGAATGGACTGAAAAATCCCATGTGGTTTTTCAAAGAGTGTAAAGTTGGTAGGAACCAATTTTCGCCAAACATGGCAACTCTAATGACTGTAGGTAATACTGCTCTCAAACCTGTCGCCGCTGAGGCGCCTGCCCTTGAAGAGTCGGTATCTACCTTGGAACCAATTGAGACAATTCAGTCTCAATCATTGGATGCCAAGATTGTAAAACAGGCTAAACTTGCGGTGGAAATCGAGAATTTAATTCCAGATTCAGATAGTACTTATGTCCCATTTGGGTTTCATAAAGATTTGGTGAACATCATCAAGTCTGGTATGTTCTATCCGACTTTCATTTGTGGTCTTTCTGGTAACGGTAAGACTATGATGGTGGAACAGGTTTGCGCCAAACTCAAGAAAGAAGCCATTAGGGTTAACATCTCTATCGAAACCGATGAGGATGACTTGATTGGTGGTAACACTCTCGTAGATGGTAATGTGGTTTACAGGGAAGGCCCTGTGCTGACTGCCATGAAGAGAGGTGCGATTCTCATTCTGGATGAGATTGATAGGGGTTCTAACAAGTTGATGTGCCTTCAGGCAATCCTTGAAGGGAAACCTTACTTCAATAAGAAGTCTGGTGAGGTTGTCACGCCTGCTAAAGGTTTCAATGTGATTGCTACCGCGAATACAAAAGGTAGAGGTTCCGATGACGGTAAGTTCATGGGTGCTCAAGTTCTGGATGAGGCGTTCCTAGAAAGGTTCGCTATCACGGTTGAACAGGAATATCCTTCTAGTGTTCAAGAGAAGAAAATTGTCATGAACAAAATGGGTGTTGCTGAGTGTGTCGATGAAGACTTTGCTGACAAGTTGGTCATGTGGGCTGACATAATCAGAAAGACTTTCTACGAAGGTGGAATCGATGAGTTGGTTTCCACTAGAAGGTTGGAACACATTGTCAAGGCATACGCCATGTTCTCTGATAGACTCAAGGCAATTCAGTTGTGTGTCAATAGGTTTGATACCGACACTAAGTCTGCCTTCATTGACCTTTACACTAAGGTGGATGCTGGTGCCACGGTTGAAGATATCATGGACAGTCCTGCCGAAGAAGGTGAAAAAGCTGCTGCTGAGGAGAATGATAGTTATGACTTCTAGTCCAGACTACAAATATAATGAAGGGGCTCTTATTCAAGAGCTCCAATCTTATATAGATGAAACTTATGGGCAACATTATTCCCAGAACAAATATCAGGCAACCGAATTTATTATTGACGGTGGTCATGGGATGGGATTTTGTATTGGAAACATTTTGAAGTATGCCCAGAGGTATGGAAAAAAAGACGGTACTAACCGTAAAGATTTATTAAAGGTACTGCACTATGCTATTATCGCATTGCATGTACATGACATTGGTGAGCAAGAAGCAGAGAGTGAGCAAGTTCGCCAGTACGCACAGTTTGAGGGACATATCGCTGAAGAGACTTCAGCTGAAGACGATATACCCTTTTAACAGTTTGCCCCCAGCGGGCAGTCGGGACTTGGTACGCCTCTCTCTTACTCTCTCACAAGAAGTATCAAGTTCCCGACACTTTTATTATAAATAAGAGAGTAAGAATTTTATTAGAGGAATGAACAATGGCATATAGATTAACTTATACAAGTACTCGACCAGATACTTCAGCCAATTGGTATTTTTTTGCCGAGGACGCTAGTTCTGATTTCGAGACAAACGGTACACATTTTAGGAATTGGCTTGACGCGAGGTCAGATGTTACAGTAACATTGACTATTGCTGAAGACAATCTTTCTTTTAAATGGGATTTAGATTTCGCTGATGAAGACGCTTACAATGCGTATATAGTGGACAGGGATGCCTTATTTGCGGCTGCACCTTACAATGGAACTGGTCACTTATCAGAGACTTCTTATAAAGATTACTTGACTGCTAATGGTATGACAGAAGAGATTACTACTGGCGAAGTATAAAAAATGGGGTTGACATTTGCCCCTAACAAATGTTAGTATATGATGTTTAATTTGATTGAGGTATATTATGAAACTATCCAAAAGTACTTTGGAGTTGTTGAAAAATTTTGCTACGATTAATACCAATTTATTGGTTAAGTCTGGTAGTAGTTTATCAACTGTGTCCGCTTCTAAGTCTATTTTTGCAAAGGGCACAATCGAAGAGAGCTTCCCACAGGAGTTCGCAATCTATGACTTAAATCAATTTCTATCTTTGGTCACAATGAGTGAGGATACTGAGATTGATTTTTCCGATGATTATCTGACATGTAAGTCCGATGCTGGAAGGTTCAAGTTTTATTACGCGGAACCATCTATTATCGTGGCAGCTCCAGATAAAGAAATTGAAATTGATGCTTTCTATCAATTCAATATTACCAAAGAACAACTCAACACTATCTACAGGGCAGCGAGTGTAATCTCTGCTCCTACTCTTAGTGTTGTCGCCAATGGTGGCAATGTAGTTCTTAGTGTGGGTGACCCGAATACTCCTAAGAGTAATTCATTCACTACCGACATTGGTAATGCTAATGTAGAGTTTGATGCTAGACTAGGAATTGAAAACCTAAAAGTAATCGCGGATGATTATGAGGTTACTGTTTCCCAGAAGAAAGTATTCAAATTTTCTAACGCGAAGAGAACCTATTTCTTGGCACTAGAACCGAGTTCAAATATTTAATGGCTTGGGTTGAAGGAATGATTGCCGTTTATGGAATGATATTATCTTTCATGGCCGGCTGGTTAATGCCTAGAGGTAATTTTATAAGAAGATTTCAGTTATGGGTAACCAAAAAAATATACAATTGGTTAGCACATGACAAAGAAAAGTTGAAGGAGAAATAAATGAAAATCGAAGTTGGTCAAAAACTGCCACAAGATATCACTTTTCACATGAGGGTGAGGGATGAAAATATGGTGGCACAGGGTGATGATAACCCATACATTTGGCAGATGGTTAATTCAACTGACTTGTTCAAGGATAAAAGGGTAGTTCTTTTTTCTTTGCCAGGCGCTTTTACTCCAACATGTTCTACTTATCAACTACCAGACTATGACAATAATTACGAATTGTTCAAAGCAAATGGTATTGATGAAGTGTATTGTCTATCTGTTAATGATAGTTTTGTTATGAACAAGTGGGGTGATTGGTTGGACATCGATAATGTCAAATTAATTCCAGATGGTAGTGCTTATTTTACTGAGCAAATGGGTGCATTGGTAAGGAAAGACAATCTAGGATTTGGCGCTAGGTCATGGAGATATTCTTTACTCGCAAATGATGGAGTAGTTGAAGTCGCATTTGTCGAAGATGGATGTGGTGACGATTGTCCAACAGACCCATATGAAGTGTCTGACCCCTTAACTATGATGGAGTATATTCAAACTGTTAGTCCAGTAGGTAGACAGCACGAATTAAATCTTGAAGATGGATTGGGAACAGAAGAACAGTTTGCATAAAGTTGATTACGATTTAAAACCTTTATCAAAAGAACTCGCAATAGATTTTATACAAACGCATCATTATTCACCTATGATGCCTAAACTTACGAAACACTATTTGGGGTGTTTCTTGGAAGGTGAATTAGTAGGCGTTTTGACTCTGGGATGGGGAACACAACCTAGACAAACAATCAATAAAATGTTTACAGGTCTGGAGTCAAAGCATTACTGGGAGATTGGTAAGATGTGCATGACGGATGAAATGCCAACCAATTCCGAATCACAAATGATAAAGAAAACTGTGAGATGGATAAAAGATAATTGTCCAGATGTATTGTTTCTTTATACAATGGCAGATGGTATCATGGGTAAGTGTGGATATGTATATCAGGCAAGTAATTTTTTATACGGTGGACAATACTTCACTCAAGTATATGAAATAAATGGTGAGAAGGTTCACCCAAGAGCAACAAGAAAGTTATGTGAGGAGAACGCAAAGTTCTCTGGCAAAGAGAGAGTTTTTTGGTTGACTTCAGATTTTATGCAAGAGAAGGGAATCAAAAAAATAGAAGGGTATATGTTTAGATATATCTTTCCGCTGAATAAGAAAGCAAAAAAATTATTGAAAAAATCAAATATGGAATGGACTAGAACTTATCCAAAAGACCATGACCTAAAATGGTTTGATAAAACATCCAATCCAAAATTTGAAATCGAACAACCTCACTTCACATATGATGAAGTTCTCCATAACGCGAGGAATATATCTGGTGGTGGGGCATCTTTAAGAGGAATATTATGAGTACAATTGTTTTAGTATCTGGTGGTTTTGACCCACTACATAAAGGTCATCTTAACCTACTACAAGAGGCAAGAAAGTTGGGTGACCATCTATCAGTTGGTTTGAATAGTGATGAGTGGTTGACCAGAAAGAAGGGGTCACCCTTTATGTCAGCATTTGACAGGATGGATATATTGATGAACCTAGAATGTGTTGACCATGTAGTTCCTTTCAATGATGATGACGATACTGCTAAAGACTTTATTGAAAGAGCAATTGCTAGTCATGGAATAGACCACAAGTTTATATTTGCTAATGGTGGTGACAGGACAGAAGAAAACATACCAGAGATGGAACTAAGAGAAAAATTTTCCATGGCTCATTTAGAGTTTGTTTTTGGTGTTGGTGGAGATAAAACTTATTCTAGTAGTTCGGTAAACAATGTAGAAAGAGCATGGGGTGACTATAAAGTTATTCACGCGGAACAAACTGCTAAAGTAAAAATACTAAACATTGACATTAATAAAAGCATTAGTTACCAAAGACACTTTTATCGTGGGGAAATTTGGCATGTCGTAAATGGTATGGCAATGATTAAAACCAGTAAAGGTAAACCAGAAAATTATACTTATGAGTACTTGACTTCTGGTCAGAACTTCAGTATAATACCCTACGAATGGCATCAAATAACAAATGTGGGTAATGAACCCCTAAAGATAATTGAAATACAACATGGTTCTTATGTTGAAGAAGATGACATAGAAAGACAGGAGATAGTACATTGAGAAAAAAGAATGTGAAAGAAAGAAGAAAGGTAGCATTGGGTAACTTGCTGAAAGCAAAGTTTACTCCCAAACAGGTAAAGTCTGGCAAGTTTGTCAAAGGCAAACCTGTTATGGTAGACCGTTCTGAGGAAACTTGGAACAAGAATCGTGAATACCAGATTGAGGTATTAGAAAAAAGGGTGCAAGGATGAATGAGTTTCTATGGGTAGAGAAGTATAGACCCCAAACTATTTCCGATTGTATTTTACCAGATGGTTTGAAAAAAACTTTCCAAGAGTATGTTGATGCTGGTGAAATATCCAATATGCTTTTGTGTGGGACTGCTGGTACAGGTAAAACCACGGTGGCGAGAGCACTTTGTAATGAACTTGGTTGTGACTACATTGTTATCAACGGTTCTGATGAAAGTGGTATCGATGTATTGCGTACTAAGATAAGAGACTTTGCGAGTACAGTTAGTTTTGAAAGTAAGGCGAAGGTTGTTATCCTAGACGAGGCAGACTATCTAAATCCTAACTCAACACAACCAGCACTTAGAGCTTTTATTGAGGAGTTTTCTGGCAATTGCAGATTTATTTTCACATGCAATTTCAAGAATCGAATTATCGAACCTCTTCACAGTAGAACATCTGTTGTCGATTTTAAGATTGATAAGAAAGATAGACCAGAGATGGCACAGAAGTTCATGGGAAGGATGCAAAAAATCCTAATACAAGAAGGTATTCCATACGAACAGAATGTTCTCGCGGAACTATTGATGAAACACTTCCCAGACTATCGTAGGGTTATTAATGAACTCCAGAGATATTCTAGGAGTGGTTCTATCGATAGTGGTATCCTAAGTAACATCGCTGAGATAAACACCAAGGGATTGATTGACAGTCTCAAGGATAAGGATTGGAAGAAGATGAGACAATGGGTAGTCAATAATGTTGACAATGACCCACAAGGTGTTTACAGGAAGGTCTATGACTCTCTTATCGATAAGGTAAAACAAGTACCCCACTTGGTACTATTGATTGCTGACTACCAGTACAAGAGTGCATTTGTGGCAGACCAAGAGATTAACTTGACCGCGTGTCTAACTGATATCATGGCGAGTGTTGAATTTAAATGATTGAAGGATTAGGTGAACCAGTAAAGACCTATGATGCTGAAGAGTTCAAGGTAAAGAAAAAAGCAATTAGTCCTTTTGACTTTGCTAACAGTATCAACTACACCAAAGAAAATTTGATTGTAGATGATTGGTCTGAGAAACAATACAATCCTTTTATCGTGAACAAGTCATTGTCTCATGGAATCGATACGGTTGTGGCATCTAATGAAATGAATTCTAGACCACACTTGGATGCAAAAATGCAGTATGATTTTTTGCGTGGTTTTGTTCGTAAGAAAAAAAGATTTAACAAGTGGTTAAAACCAGAGAAAGAAGAACATCTAGAAATTGTAAAAGAATATTTTGGTTACAGTAATGTTCGGGCCCAAGAAGCACTCAGATTATTGAGTGAGGCAGATATCGAGGCGATAAAAGGCTTATTGAAGAAGGGTGGAAAATAGTAAAACCATAAATACTTTCATATTAATTAACAAAATTATGAAGGTATTATCATGGTGGATGATTTTTTTGACATTGATTTCCCCGACTACAAACCAGTAGAAATAGTTTTAGAAAAAGAGGATGATTTTTTAAAGGTTAGGGAAACTTTGTCGCGTATTGGGGTGGCATCTAAAAAGGACAGGACATTGTATCAGTCTTGCCATATTCTCCATAAACAAGGTAGGTATTTTATAACTCACTTCAAGGAACTTTTTGCTTTAGATGGTAAAGAAGCAGACTTGACTGAGAACGATTTAAAAAGACGAAACGCAATTGCTAAATTGTTAAGTGATTGGGGTCTAGTTAAGCTTCTTGATGAATCTATTGAAGAAGAAGTGGCTCCTATGAGTCAGATAAAGATTTTGTCCTTCAAAGAGAAGGATGAATGGACGCTCGTTACGAAATACAATATCGGGCGAAAACGATAACCTTGAATAAAAGGAGAACTTTAATGAAAAAAGTGTTGACAGTTGCTGCTGTCATTTTCGCTATGTTACTACCCATAGAGGGCGTTGCAGGCCCCAATGAAGAATTACATATGGCATGTAAATCTGCAATCAGTACAAATCTTCAAGGTCGGCCAATCCTAAAGGGTATGGATTTTAATCGTACCAACGCGGTGGCCAAATACAGGGTCAGAGGTTCTATAGGTGCAAAATATGTTACTTGTATTTTGGACAAACCATCTGGTCGTGTAACTTTAATTGATAGGGAGACAGAATCAGAAATCATGATGATTGCTGGTTTATAATTTTTTTCGCTTGACTTTGGAAAAAAAGTCCCCAGATCATATAAATATAGTAGTAGATGCTCGGGTGAGGTCTACACTTTTAACTCGCTTAATAAGGAGGAAAACATGAATACATTAAGCACACAAGCGCATTGGGACAATCTTGTCTCTGCATTTCCACACATTCGCAGACAATTCGTAGGGTTCGATAGAGTAATTGATTTACTCAACCAGAACTTTGAGTTGAATGTGAATTCATACCCACCTTTCAACATCGAAAAATTAGATGAAGAAAACTACGAGATTCAAATGGCTCTCGCTGGATTTAAAGAATCTGATTTAACAATTGAAGTGAAAGACGGTACGCTTACTGTTGAGGGGAATCAAGAATCGGAAGAAACATCTGATTTCATTCATCAAGGTATTGCTCAAAGAAAATTCAAAAAGTCATGGAGTCTCGCTGACACAGTTGTTGTCGAGGGTGCTAAATTGACAGATGGTATTCTTAGAGTTTCTTTGAAGAATGTTATTCCAGAAGAAAAGAAAGCTCAAACAATTAAGATTAAGACCAAGTAAATAACAGGGGGGCATGAGCCCCCCACCTACTCAAGAAGGAGAGATATGAAAAAGGAAGTATTCCGTAAATCAAATACATACGGAATCTATCTTATATCATTGGTTACTTTTGCAACCATGATATATAGCTTAGGTCAACTTATATAATTATCAAGAGGAAATAATGGCAAAAAAGAAAAGTGAAAAAAAGGTTGTAGAAGAAGTCAAATTAGATATTCCACCAGAGGAAATGACACGCGAGGAGTCTGAAGATAGTCCTCAGCAAATATGTGGCATTAAAATTTCTGGTGCTGAAGAGATGATTTGTTATCTACAAAAGGATGACCAAGGTAGTAGATATATTATTACCAATCCAGCAAACATCAAATATCTTCCTACAGAGGGGAAACAAGGACAATTCAAAATTGCATTTGTTCCACAATCTCCTGCTAGTAAAGGTATCCTATTTGTACCATATGGTCAATTGGAATACATTTATGACCCCAAGGAAGATTTGATAAAGGAATGGTTGAATAAATTTACTCACACGCAATCTACAGAGATGAAAACAAAACCGAAATTTACAGGATAATTTGCTTGACTTCTGATACACAATCGTGTATACTATCCTCTAAATGAAAAATCGGTTTTATTATGTCTAACTTTTACACTTATGCGTGGCAATATGGAAATTCTATTCTTACTCGTGGAGTAAGGAATGGGGAGCGTTTTACTGAAAAACATCCTTTCCAGCCAACCTTGTATGTCAGAAGTAATGAACCTTCTGAATTTACTAACATTGATGGTCACTATCTAAAACCAATTCAGTTTGGAGATAATGGCGACTGCAAAGAATTCCTAGACAAATATTCTAAGGTAGATAATTATCCTATCTATGGTCAAACTGATTTGACCTATCAGTATTTGTCTTCTATGTATCCGCAAGATATTGAGTTTGACCTCAGTAAAATGCGGATTTTCTCAATTGATATTGAGACAACTGCCGAACATGGTTTCCCAGATACAGAGAATCCTATCGAAGAGGTTCTTCTTATCACACTCGTAGACAATTACACCAAAGAAATATTTACTTGGGGTTCTGGTGAGTGGAAGCCTGGCGAAGAAACAAAAGACCTCAATGTCAATTACACTTATTGTTCCGATGAGTATGACTTATTGGAAAAATTCATGACATGGTGGGCACAAGATTATCCCGATGTAGTTACTGGATGGAACCTAGAACTATTTGATATGCCATATTTGGTTGGTAGAATTGACAGGATGTTTGGTAACAACGCGAAGAATAATCTCAGTCCATATGGGATGACTAGGAAGAAAGTCATCAAGGGTCACAACAATCGTGAATTGTTGAAGGTTGATATGAAGGGTATCATTCAACTTGACTACATGGATTTGTACAAAAAGTTTACTTATACTTTCCAAGAAAGTTATCGACTTGATTACATTGCCGAGGTAGAACTTGGTAAGAAGAAATTGGAAAGTGGATATGAAACATTCCGCGAGTTCTATGAGAATGATTGGAATCGATTCATTGACTACAACATCATCGATACTGTTCTGGTTGACGAACTTGATGACAAGATGAAATTCTTGGAACTGATTATCACAATGGGATATGACTGTAAATGTAATTACAATGATATCTTTTCATCTGTGAGAACTTGGGATTGTTTGTTATTCAATCATCTACTTGAAAAGAACATTATGATTCCTCAGAAGAAGGAACACTTCTCTAAGGGATTTGCTGGTGGTTATGTGCAAGACCCGAAGGTGGGTAAGTACAAGTGGGTTGTATCAGTTGATGCGACTTCTCTGTATCCATCTATCATCATGCAACACAATCTATCGCCAGAGATGTTGGCAGAGGGACACAGACCTCTGGACTGTACGGTTGATAGTATTCTGGAAAGGAAACATGTTCTCAAGAGATTGAAGGAAGCAGACTTATCCATGGCAGCCAACGGTTATATGTTTGCTAGAAACACGCAAGGATTCATGGCAGAAATTACTCAGAAGTTTTTTGATGACAGACAGAAGTACAAAAAACTGATGAAGAAAGCAGAACAAGATTTTGAGGATACCAAAAATCCAGAACTCAAGAAAGATATTGCGAAGTTCAACAACTTCCAGATGGCAAGAAAGATTCAATTGAACTCTCTTTTTGGTGCGATAGGTAACAAGTGGTTCAGATATTTTGATGAACGCATCGCAGAGGCAATCACACTAACTGGTCAGTTAATCATTCGTGATACTGGTAAGGCAGTTGATGAGTTTCTAAACAAGTTTCTTGGTACAGAGGATGTTGAGTATTCTTTCTATACTGATACTGATAGTTGTTATGTGACTCTTGATAAGATGGTGGAAGAACATCTACAGGGTAAATCTCGTGATGAGATTATCAACATACTTGACAACTTTGTCGAGAACAAACTAGAACCAGCAATCAATGGTAGAATGGTTGAACTTGGTGAGTACATGAATGTATTCCAACCCAAGATATTCTTCAAACGCGAGGCGATTGCGGATACTGGTATCTGGGTTGCAAAGAAAAGATACGCATTGAATGTATGGGACAATGAAGGTGTTCGATACAAAGAACCCAAACTGAAGGTGATGGGTCTGGAGATTGTAAGGTCTTCTACACCAGCACCAGTTCGTTCAAGTCTCAAAAAGGCAGTTGAGTTATGTTTGAACAAGGATGAAAAAGAATTACAGGATTTTGTTGAGGATACATGGCAGGCATTTTCTAAAATGTCTC